CCGAAGAGAAGAATACCAGAACCGGGCAGTGCCACGATTGGGTTAATTCTCTTAGGATAAATCAGATCTCTTTGTGCCTGAGAGGGATTGTAAGCAAGTTTTACTGCACCGTTGATTGCTCCTCTTGAAGAACCAGCAGGTGAGAACCAAGAGAATTGGTTAATTGAAGTTCTTGCCATCAAACCAGCAACATCAGCGTTACATGCAACATAACGGAATTCATTATTAAATCTATCGAAGGTGTACTTATATCCTGAGTCAAAGACTGCGTAGGAAGATGAAGTTAAACCATCGAAGAATGCAATAATATTATCTGTTTGTGTATCTGAATTTGGTACGTTAACAACACCCGCTTTATGTGGTGAGATACATGCGATACAATCTTTTCTAAGTTCGGCAATTTCAATCAATTTGTTTGCCTTTGCCTGTGAATCAAAGATTGATGTACCACCAGAAGGTCCGTTAATGAGGAAGTTAACTGGATATTCAGCAGGATTTTTAAGAACCTCGTATGAAGATACAATGTCAGAAAGTGATACGCCAAATCCAGCATATTCTGGTGATGCACCAGAGTAGTTTGCACCACCAGTAAGGTTGTAGGTTTTTGCACCTTCAACATTAAATGTATTTCCTTGTGCGACAGAACCCCAAGCACCGGCAGTAACACTGAATGCTTGACCAGTTCCAGCAGTTATTCCACCAGAAACTCCACTTGGATGCCTTCCAGAATAAACGAACTCAGACAGTCTAGCAATACTGTTCTTGTAGAATACTGCTTCGGTTGGTGAAATAACACCATCAGATGCCTTGCTGAGGAAAGTAAATTTCTCAACGATGTTTCCAGCGGTTCCTGTTACCGCTCCGGTATCATCAACTACAACAACGTGAATTTCGTCGTTCTTTGCACTTCTTTCGGAAGAATACTGAGAGGTTCCGGGTTTTTCGGCAATTGATTTCCAGAAAACAGTCGAATTGGTAAGACCCAAAGTTTGAGAGTTATACCAGTCAGCGAGAGTAGCAGAGGTGTAAGTTGCTAGTCCAACAGCAGAAGTATTTCTGACACGGAGTTCGTTATCAGTTGTAGTTGTGGAAGATGCTCTGGTGAAAGTAAAGACTGCACCATCTCCGGCAGTACTAATACCACTGATTGCTTGGTCAACAAATACTGTTCCAACACCAACAGCAACAACCTTAGTGCCGGTAGGAACTGTTGAATTACCACCAGTTACGGTAACAACGTCTCCGACTGCAATATTCTGAGTGATACCAGCAGCAGCAGAAGTTGTATTAATTCCACTAATTGATGCATCGAATGAATTATCAATAACACCAGAGGTTGTACCGATTGCCGTATTAGTAGTTGTTGATACTGAAGTTGGTACAATAAATGCTAATGAACCACCTTGTTGATAAGCAGCAGAGGTAACAGTTCCATCTGCAGCAATTTTGTCAGTAACTTTAACAGATATTTGACCTACGCCAACTTCTGTAATAATTGCTCTTAAACAACCATCATATAGACTCGTGGATCCAGAACCAGCATTAACTCTTCCGTCGATTTTTTGGGTAACACCCATTCCGACTGTAATGCCAGTGGTACTGATACCACTAATGATTTGATCAGCAGCACCATCAATGGTGCAAACTTTAAGATTGTTAGCCCATTTTCCAGGGTTCTTTGCAGCATACTCCCAAGTTACGGTAGCGCCACTGTGTGAGGTTTCGTAATTCTCGTATGATTCAATCTTTAATGTAGTACCATCATTATTGGCGTTATTGAGATTATCACCATTGGTTCTCAATACTCTTAAAACACCACCATATGAAAGGTAGGTGGACGCACTCAACCAGTAGTCACACTGTGCGTCGGATGCGATTGGCTTACCAAAGGTGCTAAGAAGATCTTGTTCGGTTTCGATAAGAATAGGAACATTTACTGGTCCTTTCTCAAACGGACCTGCAATTGCGCCTACTTGCTCATTTGCAGCATCCACTCTACCGATTGTTAAGTCAACTTCTCTTACCTTTACGCCGGGGGATACTAGGTTAAGCGACATGTCTTTTCCTCGACCGAAGAATCATTTTTACTAAAACTATTTAGAAAAAATCACTCCTTACGTGGGGAAACAGTACATGAACTACCAATCTGGATAGGACCAATTACTTATATCAACTTTTCTGCCAGCAATTATTCGCTTTTTCGTACATTCCTTACATTCATATGAATATGAAGATGGAAGTACACCTCTGCTCTTTCTCGTTAAATAAAAATCTTCTATCAAGTCTTTACTTTCTTTGCAGGTTCGACACACTCTTTTCTTGAACAGTAAGTGTTCTAAACTAAACTGTTCGTCGAATCCCATTACTGATACTCCCACATATAAGATCTGTCACCATATTCATCAGTGGTCCATCTATCTCCCTCGGCATCTACGAAACTAGTCTCTTCTAATCCATCAGACATGAATCCGAATGGTGCCATATCTTGTTCAATCTGATTCTTCTGTTCTTCATATAGTCTCTTACGAACATCCTGATCAGTAAGTTCTTTGAAATAGTCCTGTTGGACCAACCATGCATAGATTACCAAACACATTGCAAGGTCATCATTGCAACCTTCTTCTGCCTCAAAGGAGTTGCGCTTCTGGATAAAGGTTGTCAATTCAGATATGATTTCATAATCATTGAAAATTACCTTGTCTTCTTCGATCATTGTTTTCAAGTTGAGTGATCCAACTTGTTTTACAGTCTTACTCATCTTGACACCAAGTTGTGTCTTCTTACCAGAGAACCCCTGCCCTACAATCTGACCTGCTCTACCACGCATTGAGCACATCAATAAATTCTGATATTCAAGATCATAGTTTAAAATTGAAGCAACTTGATCTCCAACGTCATTTACTTCGCACAGAACAAATGCGTTATTATAATTTTTTACTACTTCGTATATAATATTAGGAAATAGCATCGGTTTTATATCATTATTCCGATACTTTGCTACTACCTTATGTGGAAATTCAGTAATATCTACAACAATAAAAGCAGAATAGTCTAAACTCACTCCTCTTGCAACGTCAACAGTGCAAACATAATCTCTACCTTCCACAGGTTTTTGATAGATATCCAATCCAGCATTTCTGGTCATTGGATTATCGTAAACTAAACTTCTTAATTTACTGGGTGCAATCAGAGTATCAACAGATCCAAGGAATTCACACTCAAACTCAATCTTAAACTGTTGTTCTGAAGTGTTGGCAATTGTTTGCTCTTTCCAAACATCATCCCTGCCAGGAACTTCAGACCAATGAACATCAGTTGGAATATAATCGTTCTTACTCTTTTCTGCATCATGCCATAGACGGTAGAAGTGATTCATACCGTGAGGAGTAGATACGATGATTACTTTGGTACTTTTACCAGAAGTAATAGTAGGATAAACAGAGGCAAAGAACGAGTCAGCAATGTGATTTGGGACGAAGGCGAACTCGTCGAGAAAGAGGATGTTAAATGACATACCTCGGACAGCACTTGCAGACGTAGACGCTGCCAGTATCTTACTCCCATTTTCCAACTCCAATGAACCTTTGTTCCATGCAATGATACCTTGCTGCATCCATTTGGGCAAGTTTTCGTATGCAGTCTGCAATCTTCCAAGAAGGTCTCTTGCAGTTGCTGCTTTGTTTGCCAGGATGCCTATATTAACACTATCATTAAATACTGCATAGTGCAAAAGGTATGACACAGACGTAGTGGATTTACCAGTCTGACGTGGCATCTTACAAATATTGAATCTGTTCTCATGGAAGTTAGAAATCAACTTCCGCTGAAAGTCGTATGGTTTAAAGGGAACAAGACCTTCATCCAAACTCACAATTTTGACATAATTCTCTGCAAAATACACAGGATCATTCTTACACCTTACGAATTCTATAATATTCTCTTCGGTGAATTCAACCGGTGTATTTGCCTTTTTTAGATTCGGATTGCCAAGGTATACATTATCAGCCATGATTCATAAATTTCCTAAGGATGCCACAGTTTCTTGTGTCTTCAAATATAATTTAGCATAGCACTTCGCTACGTTTTTTAAGTTTTCTATTTCTTGTAGATTATCAATCTCTCTTGCAATCTTGATGTACTCAAAACTTTTATTCAGGTTTTGGATTTCAATTGCGTCTGGGTCTAGGTTCATTTGCGTCTCCTCCTGCATCTCCTGCAAACATATATGGTAAAGTTGGTTCTTTCTTAGCTGGATTGTAGTATAGCACGATTGGTCCAGGATAGACCTTATTGAGTTCTGCACGTACTTCCTCTCTCGTGGGTCTGGAGAATTTGTTGAAGAACATTTGAACCTTTAGTGTTCTTCCTCTCCAGTTGAAGATAATAGTATATGTTC